TGTCTCGCTTTGACCAGCATCCTGATTAGCTGATCGTAGTTTTGAGACAGCCGAGTGTTCTTCATAGATCGCCTTGTAGATACGACAAGCTGTGTCGTAACGCATCTCTGTTGTTCCGTTGACTGACCGATAGTAAGTAGAAGTTGGCACCTCTGCTCGTGCAAATGCGTCGAGCAAAGGTACGTTTAGCTCATTAGCTAATACTTGCAGCTGTGAAAAATATGGTTTCATACTGCATTGATGCAGTTATTATTGTTTGCTGTCAACCTTTGCTAAAGTCATCTTTAAACATATCCACCCAATCACTAGGCACAAATCCATTTGCAACAAACTCCTGCATTGAAACATGAAGGTCTGGAGCTACATCTTTAATGTGCTTACCACTATTTAATTTAGTTAGTTGTTCCTCGGTAATATCTACATCTATAGTGTGTAGTTTATTAGACCAAGGACTTCTTTTTGTAATCTTCATAGTGCACCTTTTATTCAGGATCGTAGTCAACTTCTACTTCGCCAGAGCCTTTGCAATTCCAACAAGTATCCTTGTATTCTTCGAGGCTTGGTGGCAAGTCACGGTTTACCCAAGGCTCAGGACGTTCATATGTTAACTGACCATCGCCCAGACATTCAGGGCAAGCCACAGTTTCAGTAGGGTATTTCGTCGTTAAGTGGGGCAAGGTGATTGTCCTCCCATGATTGCATGCAACGAGCTAAGAACTTGTTTGCATTGAAGTTAGGATTCACTGACTTGATTGCGTCTGCAATAGCCATGTGTGCATGTGGTGATAGTTCCACACCCAGCTTGTCGCTGAGTGTGTCCAGTTCTTTTGATGATAGGTTAAGCATTAAGCAAACTCCCATTCTTTGTTGCGCATTGCAGATGCAATGGCTGCTTCACGATTGTAACGCGCAGTGTGCGGCGAGCGCAGTTCACCAGTGTGCGTTGCCCAATAGGTTAGTGTGTTGTACGCAGCCCACTTGTTGTGGCCTAGCGCAGCCGCTTCATTGCTCCAGATAGACAGCAGGTTCTCAAGCTGCTTCTCGTTGGTCTTGGAGACTGTCACTTGGCGCGTGAACGCTTTAGCTACAGTCTTCTTAAAGAAGTTCTCTATCTGTGCGTCTGTCACTGATGTGCGCATCCATGACTGCCACACTTCTTTGCGTGACATAAAGTGTTGCAAACCAATAATCATTTTATTGGCACTGCCTTCTACGTTGATAGACGCAGTGTGTTTGTAACGTGTCTTAGCTACTGCATCAGGCGTAGTACATCCATTCAAGCACCAGAGGCGTAGACCACTGGCTGCTTGTGAGAATGACCACGATGCATCATAGCTATTAAAGAAGTCTACTTTGAACTTGGTGTAGTCACCGACTGCGGGTTCAACTGTGAGATCATTGAATAGAATATGACCGCGCAGTTTGCGTCCATCTTCTAGCACCTCAACATCAACAGTATAGTCATTCGATAAGTCTGCTTGTGACACACCGTCCAAGATTGAATTGACAACATCATCATGGCTTACTGCTTTGTAGCGAGAGCCGTGTACGCCCAACACTTTGTTGGTGTCAGTGCGCATCACTGCTTTGTGACCCTCGATTGGTTCGCCATTGATGTCATAGATAGGTTGTGTTTGAATGGGAAAGTTCCATTCGTTTGTCATGTCTAGCATGGTGTTCTCCGTGGTTGTTACACTGCAAGTATGCAGCACTTTATTAACTAATAGTTTAGTGACGTAGCGTCATTTATATTTTTGACGTTACGTCACTTTGGTTTAGCCTTCGATTGTCACTGTGACATTGTAGTTAATGTACTCAGAGATCATCGTTTCGATGTCGCCACGATAATCTTCAATATCAATTGGCGATTCATTCTTTGGCTCTTTGTCTCGAACATAGAGTGCCAGTTCAATCTCTTGCTTAATGATGCCACGCAAAGTGGTAACTAAGGTATTGTCACGAGTATCCATAATGTTCTCCTTTTTGGATTCGTTTCTCACAGCATGCATACGTTGGCCGCTGCACATATATCTGCACGGTTGCGGTTACCCCAACCTATGCAACAAGAAAAAAGGGGGGACTTGCCCCCCTCGGTTATGCTGTCTTCGCGCTATCAACGCCGTTGGTGTTGGCAGCATTACCCACTGCCATATCAAGGCCTCGCTCGGCAAGCCGTGCCGCAATCTCTGCCTCTTTGTCAGAGCTTGCTTCTGGCTTAACCTCGACTGCTGTCGTCCATGGTTCCCATGGTTTGTGGGTGCTACCGCATGCAACCTCCATAAAGTCGGCAAACATGTGGTACATCTCCTCGAACATCGCAAGCTTCTCTTCGAGTTGCTGCACCCACATCTCCGCTCGATCAAGGGCCTCAAGGGCGATCTCGGTACCATCGTACTGCGCACTGGCCTGTTTCAAGTTGACCATCGCTTTGTCCAGCTTGTGCTTGACGCCCTTGACGTACCCTTTTGTGTTGGTACGCGTGTCATACATTGCTGCCCACAAGTGGTTCGCAATGTGTTGCATGAAGAATAACTGTTCCCACTGGTGGCTGTTGACTTCCTCATATGCACCAGTGTCTTGGTTTAGCTTCATGCGCGGATCGTACATCTCCGCACACAAGCGAGCTATCGCTGCGCTTAGTGCTACGTTGTCCTCACCTGTGTAAGCAGTCTGAAGTGTTGAGTTGATTAGTTTCGCTTGTTTCTTATCCATTTTGTTCTCCATTGTTGATAAGTTGTATTATGTCTTTCGACACCTTCGCGACCGTCCGACTGCATCGAGCAGACGCAAGGCCGCTTGCGCCTCGGCTTTGCCGAGGTTGCCTTGCTTCTGGTCGATCAGTTGGCAGCGGTTCTCTTAAAACCATATTGTATCTTCTTCATCATCCTCTTGTTCCTGCATCCAGCAGTCACAAAAGAATGTGAAGGCTGGTATTGTAAGCTGCGTTGCTTCTATCTCTACCCAATCAATATCTTCACTCATTGTTCATTCCTTTCTGATATTTTGAACGGTTCCCGAACATCCTTTCGAGGGTCGAAGTCAAACCCTGACACACTTGGTGATGTTCCATCACGAAGTGTTTCAGCCGTAGGTGAGGAAACAATGAGACTCAGTGCGCGAATAAACTAAAGAGCGTCACGCTGTGCGTGACACAATAACGCTTGCGCATTGACCGAGTTGTTTCTGAAGGTATTGACACAGATGATATGGGTAAACCGCTTGCGGTTTAGTGGCGTGTACCGCCACGGCCCATATCTATCCCTCGATCGGATATTATTACGCGATAGCTGACCGCAGTAAATCCGCACCCGCGTGTGGATTTAGGACGACAAAAGCGGGAGCGTCGTCCGTCTGCCAGAGTCGCATGCCCTCGATGGGCATGTGCCTCTGCTTGGTGGTGGACTCCAGTGTGCCACTGGAACTAGGCACTCCAGTGCCACTGTGACTTGGCGAATAAGTTGAGGGGAACGCAAACGCGCAGCTGCACGTGCGTATCCCCTCGGACTGATTCGACAATGTGTCAAGGGGTGCAACACCAGCAATCACTCTTGTTGACAAGAAGTGACGCCACGTCACATCTTGACAACTTGTCAGTCAATCGGGTTATTGTGGGGGGAGAGAGGGAGAGGGGGGCTAACGAGAGGATACAATGACTGACCTTGTGAATAAGAAATTGACTGACAAACAGACTCGCTTGGTTGATACACTCGTAGCCTTAGGTTGTAGTGTCACTCAAGCTGCTAGAGAAGCGGGTTATGCAGAGGGCGAGTCTGGAAGAGTGAGTGCTTCCAAGGCCTTACGGCAACCACATGTGCAACAGTACATGATGCAACGTGTGTCAGAGCAACTCGGTATGAATGCTACAGTTGCGGCTGCAAAGGTCTTGAAGCTCGCTTCAGGTGCCAAGAGTGAGTACGTTCAGCTAGAAGCATCCAAGGATATACTTGATCGTGCTGGATTCAAACCGATAGATCGCTCGCAGGTACAGGTAGCAGGGGATATTAAGGTATCCATTGATCTGTCATAGTAGGTAGGGGGTCAAAAAGTTGCCATTAGGACAGTGTCAGTAGTCCCCTACTAGCATTTTTCTCTTTGAAGGTTTTGTGCGTTGCTTCAAAAAATATTTTTCTTTAGAAAGGTTCGCATAGGAGTTTAGCTATGAAGACACCAGCTTGGACGCGTAAAGAGGGTAAGAACCCGAAGGGTGGCTTGAATGCCAAGGGGCGTGCGTCTTACAAGGGTGGCACGTTGAAGGCTCCAGTGAAGAGTGGTGACAACCCTCGTCGTGCCAGTTTCTTGGCAAGGATGGCGGGGATGCGTGGCCCAGAGCGGGATGCCAAGGGCAAACCTACTCGTCTTCTTCTCAGCCTAAAAGCTTGGGGTGCCAGTAGTAAGGCTGACGCACGTGCCAAGGCTAGGGCTATTAGCAAGAGAAATAAGAATAAGGATAAAGCGTAATGCCTATGGGTAAAGGAACGTATGGTTCGCAAGTTGGTCGGCCACCAAAGAACAAGAATAGTAAGTCTCTTCTCAGCCAATACAATGCTGCCGAAGAAGAGCTAGAGAATATTATGAACAACATACCAGAGGGTGGGTTGAGCAAAGAAAAGGATGATCGCGCTCGCAAGCTCCGCAGCCTTCTTAGCAAACTTGGCACTCAGCTTTCTGACATGCCTGACACAGAGAAGAGGTTTCCGTAATGGCAGTTAATGCAGCGGGTAACTATACTAAGCCAAAGATGAGAAAGTCTTTGTTTAGTGCCATTAAAGCCAAGGCCACACATGGCACTGCTGCTGGACAATGGAGTGCCAGAAAGGCGCAACTACTTGCCAAGGAATATAAGAAACGTGGCGGTGGTTACAAATGAAGGCTCCTCAGAAGTCACTCCTCAATTGGGGTAAGCAGAAATGGCGCACTAAGTCTGGCAAGAAGTCTAGTGAGACTGGTGAGCGTTACCTTCCTAGCAAGGCTATTGCTGCTCTTAGTGATTCTGAATATGCAGCTACAACCAGAGCTAAACGAGAGGGCAAGGCAAAGGGTAAGCAGTTTGTGGCTCAACCGAAAACGATTGCTCGGAAAGTAAAGAAGTATAGGACATAGATATGGCTTGGTATTTACCTAGTGGCGAACTCTATACTGGCGAGACACACGAGCTTGCTGGTACAACATACAGCGGCAAAACGAGAACCCCTGACTCGCGCCGCTTGGTGGAAGGGCCAGAACCAACACGTTCTCGCAGCTCCAAGGGACGATTGAAGGCAGACGACCCTTCCACTCCTGACATTAATGAGGCTTATTCTAAGCCTAAAAAGAAAGTCACTAAGAAGGCGGTTAAACCGAGTTCAACCAAATGAGCTTTGTAAACTCACTCAAACCTGAAGAACTTCGGATGCTTCGTGGCATTGTAAAGAAGGTTCATTTCCAACATGTGGATGAAAAGCATGGGAAGATGTTTGTGACAAACTATATGCTCGACCAAGTGATAGACAATATCGGGCCTGATGTGGCAGAGTGCATGATTAAGGTCGGAGTAGACAAAGGACTGCGATAGTGGTTGATTTTAAGTACAAGCCTGACGGTGAAGTGCTAAAGTCCTTTATGAAGGACGATACTTTCTTTCGTGGGATTAGAGGGCCAGTAGGGAGTGGTAAAAGTGTTGGATGTTGTGTTGAGGTATTTCGGAGGGCACTTCAACAAAAGAAAGGGCCAGACGGATTACGAAAGTCTCGATGGGCTATTATACGGAACACAAACCCACAGTTACGAACTACAACTATTAAGACATGGCTTGACTGGTTCCCAGAAAACGAATGGGGAAAGTTCACATGGTCAGTCCCATATACCCACAACATCAAGCGCGGCGAAGTCGAACTTGAAGTAATCTTCCTTGCCCTTGATCGTCCCGAAGATGTCAAGAAACTCCTCTCTCTCGAACTGACTGGCATCTGGATCAATGAGGCAAGGGAGATACCAAAGTCTATCATTGATGCATGTACTATGCGTGTTGGTCGTTACCCTTCTATGCGTGACGGTGGCCCAAGTTGGACAGGCGTCATTGCAGACACCAACGCTCCTGAAGAAGATCATTGGTGGCCCATCATGTCTGGTGAGGTTCCAATCCCTGACCACATTCCGCGTGAACAGGCTAAGATGTTGGTTAAGCCAGACAACTGGCAGTTCTTTACGCAACCTTCTGGGATGCTCGAAGTAAAGAATGATGACGGTGAGATTCAGGATTATAAGCCAAACGATGATGCTGAGAATCGTAGGCACATGCTTCAGAACTATTACCCTAACCTTATACGAGGTAAGACCAAGAGTTGGATTGATGTTTATGTAATGAACAAGTTAGGTGCCATTCAGGATGGTAAGCCTATCTATCCAATGTTTGCGCAAGATGTTCATGTGGCTAAGGAAGAAATACCAGTTGCTGCTTCTCAGCCTCTTTATATTGGCTTGGACTTTGGGCTTACCCCTGCTGCCACTATAGGTCAGAAGGTGCGTGGCAGATGGTTGATTCAGTCTGAGATTGTTGCATTTGATATGGGCATTGTTCGCTTTGCCGAAGTTTTACGCCAAGAGATTGCTACACGTTTTTCAGAAGTATCTGATGTGTTTATCTATGGTGATCCTGCTGGTGACTTTAGAGCGCAGACTGATGAATCTACTCCCTTTCACATTCTGCGTGGGGCTGGCTTGAGGGCGTTCCCTGCGCCTTCCAACTCTGTTGACCTCCGTCTTGAATCAGTCTCCTCCCAGTTGAACAAGATGGTAGATGGTAAGCCAGCCTTCTTAATTGATCGAAGATGCCAACAGTTAATCAAAGGATTCGAGGGCGGCTACCAGTACAAGCGTATGGAAGTTAGCGGTGAGAGATACGCTGACAAACCTGACAAGAACATGTACTCACACATTCACGATGCATTGCAGTATATGATGCTTGGTGCAGGTGAGGGTCGCGCACTTATGACCAATCAAAGGCCAGCCAAAGTTGTTAATGCATCAAGGAACTTTAATGTCTTTGGCAAGAGTAAGACGCAGAAGAAGCCAAGTGTGTGGTCTTTTGTGCGTTGAAAAAATATTCATTCTGTGCTTTTGAATAGACAAAGAGGATTTTGTTATGTGCGGAAAAGAAAAGCAATCAAAGAGTGCTGGTCGCGGAAGTGGTAGTGGCAAGAGCGCAACTCAAACAGTTAAGAGCGCAGCTTCTAGTATAGCTACTGATGTTAAAATGGGCCTATCAACATTTGGTCAAAGCAAGGAGAAACAGGCTCAAACGCTGCGTGACCAAGGATATAGCGAAAAAGCTATTCAGAGTTACCAAGAGCGCACTGAAGCTTCCAAGGCTCGGGCGGCGGCAATGTCTAGCAATGACAACGACGATAAGTCAGCCAAAGTTGTAACAACAACAACTGACACTGACGATACTGATACAACTACTACCACTACAACAACCGATACAACAACAGAACGTAGCACAGATATAAGTGGTGCTGGCACAACAAGCGTAACGGCTGAGTCAATCTATACTCGCGATCCAGAAGAAGCGATGAGCGACCAAGAGAAGTTGGCGCAAGCAGAGCTTCGCCGCCAACGCCAGCAACGTGCCATTGGTAAAGCTGAAAGGTTAAGAACTAGGCTTGAGGGCGCACAGAAGTTTGGGCCACAAGGTCGCCGTGGTGGTCGTGGTCGCCGCTCACTAATGACAGGTTCTCGCGGTGGGATCGGATACTATAGTAGGTTTAAATAATGCATGATCCAAAGAAATACCTAGAACGGTACGAGAAAGCCAAGGCGCATCGCCAGAACTTTGTTGATCTATTTGAAGAGTGTTACGAATACGCGCTGCCTCAACGTGAATCCTTTTATTATGAAACCGCAGGTCAGCGTCGAGATGACAAGATATTTGACGAGACTGCCGTTGTTGGTGTTCAGGAGTTTGCATCTCGCCTACAGTCTGGTCTTGTTCCTAACTTTGCACGTTGGGCAGACCTAGCTGCTGGCTCAGAGATTCCACCACAAGAGCGTGACATTGTAGACAATGATCTTGATGAAGTAACAGAGTATGTCTTTGAGATTTTGCAAAACTCTAACTTTGGTCAAGAAGTACACGAGTCATTTATGGACTTGGCAGTTGGCACTGGCATTCTCTGCGTAGAAGAAGGCGATGCCCTAAATCCTATTGTCTTCTCAGCAATCCCGCTGCCACATGTAGTGTTGGATACTGGGCCAGATGATAAGATTGACCATGTGTTCCGTGAGCGTAAAGGTCTTCGCAACTCAGATCTAAAGTACATGTATCCTAAAGGAACATTCGATGCGCGTGTAGAGCAGCGCATTACTCGTGATCCAGAGGGCAAATGCACATTGCTTGAGGTAGTTTGCAAGGACTACACAAAGAAAAACCAAGAGGCATACCTTTATTATGTAATCGATATGAACACTAAGACTTACATCATGGATGAAAGCTTTAGTGGTGTTGGGTCAAACCCATACGTTTGCTTCCGTTGGTCTAAGTGCGCAGGTGAAGTCTATGGTCGTGGCCCACTAATCAATGCGCTGTCTGCTATCAAAACAACTAATCTTACTATTCAATTGATCCTAGAGAATGCGCAAATGGCTATCTCTGGCATCTATCAAATGGATGATGATGGCATTATTAACCCTGATACAATTAACTTAGTGCCAGGGACTATCATTCCTAAGTCACCGCAGTCCGTTGGATTGCAACCAGTACAGGCCGCTGGTCGCTTTGATGTAGCTGATATTGTTCTAAGTGACATGCGTTTGAATATTAAACGTGCCTTATACAATGATATGCTTGGCAACCCAGACCGCACACCAGCAAGTGCCACTGAGGTAGCGGAACGTATGGCAGACTTATCTCGCCGTATTGGCTCTGCCTTTGGTCGGCTTCAAGCTGAGTTGGTTCAGCCAGTATTGCAACGCGTTATTCATATTTTGAAGAAGCAAGGCCGCATTGAAATACCAACTGTAAATGGTCGTGAAGTAAAGATTCGTTCTGTTTCTCCACTAGCGCAAGCTCAATCAAACCAAGATATTACTTCCGTTTCTCGCTTCTTGGAGCTTGTGAATGGATACTTTGGCCCTGATATGACCAACATATTGATCGACTCAGAAGAGACAGCGGTATTCCTTGCTAAAAAGTTTGGTGTACCAGAGGGCTTGATTCGTGATGCAGAAGATCGTAGACAGATAGTTGCAATGATGCAGCAAATGCAGCAGATGCAACAACAGCAACAGATCGCAGGACCACAGCTTGCCGCAGAATAGTCACATTGGATTAGATGGAATACATCGAACCAAGGAAGATGAAGACAAGATTAGCCTGAACATAGCTTCTTTATTCTCAGAACCTACTGGACAGGCAGTCTTAAAATACTTGCGTAGTATTACAATTGAAATGGTTGGTGGCCCTGAGATTACTGACGCATCACTGCGTCATCTTGAGGGTCAGCGTCACATTGTTGGCCTGATAGAACGACATGTTCAGAGAGGGCATAAGATCAAATGAATGAGCAAGTAACAGAAACGCCAGCACAAGAAGAAGGCTTACCCCCAGCAGAAGAGCGAGACTTTGTGGTAGCCGAGGACGTTCAACCAGAACGTCCCGAATGGCTACCTGAGAAATACAAATCAGGCGAAGACTTGGCGAAGGCATACAAGGAATTGGAGTCTAAGCTTGGCACACGCGAAGATGAGTTTCGTGAAAAGTTCATTGAAGAACTGAATGCAGAAGCATACAAAGATCGACCAGAGTCATCAGGTGACTATCAGCTTCCAGACTTTGTAGATGAAGGTGAAGCAATAGATAACGATCTTGTTAAGTGGTGGGCAGAACTTTCATACGAGAATGGCTTTAGCCAAGATGAGTTTTCCAAGGGCATTGAGATGGTAATTGGCTCTATGAATGCTGATGTGCCAGACGTAGAAGCTGAGCTAGGTAAGCTTGGTGACAATGCAAATGCGCGAATAGAAGCCGCTGCTTTGTTCTCAAAAAAGTTTTTTCCATCAGAACATATGCCTTCAATTGAACGTCTAACAGAAACAGCCGATGGCTTAATCGCACTTGAGTTCATTATGGATCAAGTCAAAGGTGTGTCAGTAAATGGCGAGTCAACACCTGTTGACCAAATTACAGAGGAAAGCTTGCGAAGCATGATGCAAGACGAACGCTACTGGAATCCAGCGCGTAGAGATATGGATTATGTAAGGCAGGTTGATGATGGTTGGCAAAAGTTTACAAGAAGCTAAAGTAATCAAAAGGGGGTTGGCTTATCTAACCCCCATGCAGCACTACCACATAGAAGAGTTCTATGAGTGTGTGCATCCATACAATGCAAAAGAAATGATTGAGCTTGGGTACGGAAGTACACAGCATTGCCTTACAGAAATGTATAATAATTCAGAGGCTTATGTTTGCCGCAACCAAGATGGCGATATAACATTTGTTGGTGGTCTTTGGTTTGGTGGTGAGTCACCACAGATGTTCTGTATGTTTGCTAATAACCTAGCGAGGAACGTAGTTCTTACTGCTAAAATGTCTAAAGCAATGCTCAGAATGTTTGATGAAGTACATCCAGTAATGACAATGACTGTGTTTTCTCAGTTTGAACACATGCTGAATTGGGCTGTATGGCTTGGCTTTGAACCTTGTGGCATAACAGAAGATGATCGTTATGTTGAATTTGTGCGTTGCCTTTTAATAGAAAATAGTGTTACGGATAAGTCATTGCGGCCCGTAGTGCATTGATCGGCCCTTAACAGGATACCCGAATTGAGATGAGAGCGCGGATACCCGTAGCAATCAGGAAACTCAAACAAGGACTGTTAAAATGGCTAATACAATTGACCAAGCCTTCATCAAGCAGTTTGAGACTGAGGTTCACATGGCGTACCAGCGTATGGGTTCCAAGCTACGGAACACCATTCGTTCTACGAATGTGACAGGCTCAACAGCTCGATTCCAGAAGATCGGCACAGGTGCCGCTTCTACTAAAACACGCAACGGTGATGTGACCACAATGGAACTAGCACACACCAATGTTGAAGTAACAATGTCTGATTACTATGCAGCAGAATACATCGACAAACTTGACGAATTGAAAATCAACATCAATGAACGTCAAGCTGTCGCTCAGTCTGCGGCTGCGGCTCTAGGTCGCCAAACAGACGCATTGATTGTTGCTGCAATGGACGCAGGTGCAAACGCTACCGCAATCGCAGATACAAGTGGCGCATTGGGTAAAGCAGACTTGCTAACATTGTTTGAAACATTTGGTACTGCTGACATTCCAGAAGATGGACAGCGTTACCTAGCAATGTCTCCAGCGGGTTTTGCTGACTTGTTCAACATCAACGAGTTCGCATCATCAGACTTCGTTGGACCGCAGAACCTACCGTTTGCTGGCGGCATGACAATGAAAGAGTTCTTGGGCTTCAAGATTTTCTCAACGTCTGCTGTAGCTGGTGGTAAGAACTTTGCGTACCACACAACTGCGGTTGGTATTGGTGTTAACTCTGACGTACAGACAGAAGTTAACTATGTGCCACAAAAAGTTGCACACCTAGCAACATCAATGATGTCAATGGGGTCAGTCGCTATCGACGACAACGGCATCTATGAAGTTCTAGACAACAACTAATATGGTGGGGGCTTCGGCCCCCATTCATCTAAGAGGTTGATATGGCAAGTACGGCAGCAAACAGTGGCATTGATATTTGTAGTAGGGCTTTGATCCTGATTGGCGCAGAGCCAATTACTTCGTTTGAGGATGATACTACAGAAGGCCTAGTTTCGAGCAACATGTATGAAGACATTGCTCGTTCCAACTTAACATCTACACGCTGGCGTTTTTCAACAAACCAAGCTGTTCTCAACAGATTAAGCGATGCACCAACTGGTCGGTTTGATGCAGCTTATCAACTGCCATCTGGATATTTGTTTGTTCACGCAGTGACAGTAAACGATTTTCAGATTGAATATGATATTTACGGCGACAAGATTTACTGTGACGCTGGCCCACAAGACCAACTAATTATTGACTACACCTACCGCGCAGAAGAGCAAGACTGGCCTTCCTACTTCTCAGTATGTGTAGAGTACGCAATGGCGACTGTGTTCTCGACAGCAATTGCTCGTGACCAAGGTTTAGCAAACTTAATGAATCAACAGTACAATATAGCTTTGGCAAAAGCGCGATCTATTGATTCACAACAGCAAAGCACACGGAAGCTTATTACTTCTCGATTTATTACTAATAGGAGAAGCTAATGCAGAAGGCCAGAATCCCACTGACAAACTTTCAGTATGGTGAGATTAGTCCGTCCCTGTCGTCAAGGACGGATTCTGCCATTTACAATTCCTCTGCGCAAAGCGTTAAGAACTTCTTTCTTATGTCAGAAGGTGGCGTTCAAAAGCGTGGTGGATTCAAGGCTCTGCATGACTTTACTGGTGTAACCGAAGACACAAGCGTTACTCAGCAAGTGCGGATTATTCCATTTAACTTCTCAGATGATGAACAATATGTGACTGCGCTAAGCGATGGTAAAGCAGAGTTTTTCTTTATTGACCCTGTAACTGGTGCAGTCAGTAGCGTTGCAAGTGTTACTACAGATATTGATGGAGCAACTGTTCCTTGGACTGAGGAGTATCTGCATGAGATTACTTATGCCCAAGGTGGTGACATTCTTTTCCTGTGCCATCCCACATTCCAGTGCCAACAGATTGTTCGCACGGGTCTAAGTAGTTTTGAGGTTCAGCCGTTTGAGTTTCAAGTTCGAGCAGGTGGAGCAAAGACATATCAGCCATACTTTCAATTCCAAGCAAGTGGTGTAACCCTTGATCCGTCTGACACAACAGGCAGCATTACACTGACAACAAGCGCAGCTTACTTTGACACAACAGGCAAGCATAACGGTGTAAAACTTTACTATCATGGTTCTGAGATAACAATTGATTCTGTAACCAATAGCACAACTGCAAGCGCAACTGTAACTGATGAATTATTTGCTTCCCTTGATCCTGATGCCATTCGTACTGTTGATGGCTCTTCCGATGTTAAGATTACTCAGATCAATCATGGTATGGCTGTTGGTGACAGCATTACAATCAGAAACGCTACTACAGTAGGCGGTATCAATGCTGCTCAGATTAATGGTACTCGATCAATTACCGCAATCATTGATGAGAATATCTTTGAAGTAACTGTTGGCGCAGCTGCTAATACAACTGAGGATGGCGGTGGAAACATTGAGATTGTTACCCATGCTGCAACTGAACAATGGTATGAGCAATCATACTCTGATCTAAGAGGGTACCCTGCTGCTGTTGGGTTTCACGAAAACAGATTATGGTTTGGTGGCACAACTTCTCAGCCTGATACAGTGTGGGCAAGTAAGTCTGGTTTGTACTACAACTTTGACATTGGTACTGCACTAGACAATGACAGCATAGAATTGGTTATGAGTATTGGTGAGGTTGCAACCATCCGTCACTTTGTTTCAAACCGTGACATTCATATCTTTACCGCTGGCTCTGAGTTTTACATTCCAACATTCCAGAACCAAGCGATTACACCTACAAACGCTGTGGTTAAGCGGCAAACTTCTTTTGGTACTAGCTTTGCCAGACCTCAACCTTTCTATGGTGCTACACTATTTACTCAGTTTGGTGGCAGTACAGTTCGTCAGTTTATCTACAGTGACTCAGAAGATGCTTACAAATCTGACCCTATCTCATTGCTATCTTCTCATCTAATCAACAACCCAATTCAATCTGCGGTTACTATCAGTGAAGTTGGTGCATCTGATGCTGCGGTCTTCTTCTTAAATGAAGATGGCACTCTTGTTACTTACAACTTAAATCGTGTTGAGAACATTGCAGGTTGGACTAAGTTTGAGACTGCTGGCGAGTTTCATTCTATTGCCTCTGTAGCAGATCACCTCTTTGCAGTTTTGAAAGTAGACATGGGCAGTGGCACTAATAGCTATGTGCTTTGTCAGTTGGACGAAGCTAGGAATGTAGATTGTTCAGACACATACACTGGCACTGCTGGTGTGTTTGATGTGTCTAACTTCTTTGAAGATGGTGCTGTACTAGATGTCATTAATGGTTCTGACTATCTTGGCACCTTTACCGTTGCGAGTGGCAACCTAGATGTTTCTGCGGTTGACGCTACGTTAACTTCTTGTGAGGCTGGCTTTGCTTTTGATGTTGAGTTGAAGACCAATCCTATTGATTTAAACACAGCAATCGGGCCTGAGACTGGAAGGGAAAGAACGCTTGGCAGCGTAATTGTTAACTTGACTGACACTCTCTCAGCCTCAGTAAATGGCACCAAGCTAATCATTCGCAGAACCAATAGCGACTTTAGCCAACAAAGAACGCCATTCAATGGCAACAAAGAGTTTAGATTGCTTGGCTACAGCCGCGATCCACAAGTCACCCTTACACAAACCGCACCGTTAAGCTTGCAAGTAAACGGTATAGTAGCGGAGGTATCGTTCTAATGAATCCACTTACAGTTATTACCACTGGATTAAGTATCTTTGGGGCAAAAAAAAGTTACGATGCTCAAAAAGAAGCTGCAAGAAAAGCGGCAGAAGTTGGCAAACTAGAGGGGCGTCAGTTTGTTAACGAACTATTCTTAGCTAAAGCCCAAGCTATTGGTGCTGCCAATCGAAGACGAGAAGAGCTTACCCAAGCGGAATCGAGCAACCTTGCTTTTTTAACTGGCAAGCTTGAGCGTGATGATAGATCAGTAGATGCTTTCTTAAAAAGAAACCAAGATATTGCTGCTGCTGACATTGCTGAGATTGATCGCCAGTCAGAAATACTTTCGGCTAAGTATGCCACTCAAGCTGCGGTTGCTTACACTTATGGGCAAAACACAGCCAGTGGCATGAGGGCGCAAGCAACGGCAAACTTGTTTACAAACATGGCTGATATTGCTCAGAACCTTGGGCCTTCTTTAGTAAAGCCTAAAACAGGCGGTGGTGGTGGAGGTAGATAATGCCAGTAATTAGAGAAAAACGGCAGGTAAAAAGCGCAGGGCCAGTAGGCGTTGTGCGAATGAACCTTGGCGAGAGTGAAAAGTATTCAAGGATTGCTGACGCCACTCAAAAGCTAACAAGTATTGGCATTAAAGAAATGGGTCGTCAGGCACGAATCCAAGGCGAGAAGATGGCACAAGAGATTAGTGATGCCAACATAATCGCTTTGAATCCTGAGACTGGCAAACCAAAAGCTTTAGATTGGGTAGGTGAAGGTCGCTTCTTTGGGCGTACTGGAGCAGAAGCATATGAGCGTGTTGTTAAAGAACGCTTCCAATCTTCAATGGAGAATGAGCTAAAGCTAAAAGCTGGTGAAATAGCTCTTAAGTTTAAGAATAATCCATATGGTGCTGAACAGTATAAGCAACAAATGGACGAGTATCTTAAGTCTATGGCTCTTGGATCAGAAGTTGATGGCAAGCCGACTTACTATACTAACTTTATTATGGAGCAAGGAGCGCAGTACATTGCTTCTACTACGCTTCATATGCAAGAAGAGCAAATTAATCGGCAGCGTCAAATTACAGCCAACTCTATTATTGAGAATGCAGATGCTAGACTGGATGCTGTTCGTGACTACGCCAAGCTTGGCAAGGATGCCACTGTTCTCATTGAGTCTATTGTTGGGAGCGTTGATGATGGCGAAAACTCGTTTCTTTTAAATCAAGGAGCTTCATCTAAGTATCGACAAGCGGCTGCTGCTGCTTATGCTCAAGGTGTTATTGATAAAAACTTTGAAGACTTAGGCCACATCTCAGCGGGTAAGGTTGCAAGCGCAATTAAGCTTGGTGACTCTACTGGACTTAGCGCACAAGAAAAGAATGTCTTCGATGAAGCTGCTAAGTACATGTTTCGTACTGTTAAGATTGATGGTGAGGAAACATCCGTCTTAGATTATGATGCGCTGTCTGCTGTATCTGGGTATGCGGATGCTTCTGCTAAGTCTGTAGCGGATGATTATAACTCAGACATTCAAGCTAGACGTTTTGAGATTGAGGTCGCAAACGAGCGTTATGTGACAGACGTTGTTCTTGATGTTGCAAAGACTGTATCAATTTTGGATAACGCAGATATATCTAGCGATGCTGCTGTTGACTCTATTGTTGGTGCATACAATGCAGATCAAGCTTCAATTCAATCTAGAGCAGAAGATTTAAGTACAGCAACAACCAAAGCTGAATTTAATACACAGCGTCAAGATGTAAGAGAAGCTTACGCTAAAAGGCTAATCGCTGCCGCTTATGAAGCTATTGAAGGTGATCCTCAAACCGTAAAGGCAATGATTAACCGTGCTTTAGATAAGCAGTCTACCGATGAGCTAAGTGGCAAAGGTAAGGCTGCAATCGAAGCATTGCTGCAAATTACAACGGTTGATGACAACAACTTCCTTGATGGAGTAACAAGTGATTTTGCCTCAGATGACGTAAGGTCAACTGCCGCGTTTGCATCAGAAAAAGCTTTGTTCCAACAGGAGCTATCAACTGGATATATTCGGAATATTGGAAACTCTACATCTTCTGTTACTGCAAATGAATTGCTTGCTGAATTTGAAACTAGGGTTCGTGACTTTGACTTTCTAAGCCCCACTCAAAAATCAAGATACATTGAGGAAGGTCGCAACCAAGCTGTTAGCGTATTTCTTGCTTCTCAAATTGGCTCTTATGTAACTGAGGCTGATGGCACTCGTAGAAAAGTAACATCGGCTGATCTAGCTGCTGCTGCTCAATATGCTGCTAACCCAGATGATAAAGAGGGAGTTCCACTCTCACTTGTAGATGCGGTAGATACTGCAAAAGTACGCGCTGGTAGTGCTGGTTATGTTGAGTCTCGCCTTGTTCAGTTAAGCTCTCGCCTTGGTACCGAAGAGGGTCGCATTGCTCAACGTAATAAAAACAAAGAACAAATATCAAGAATGCTTTCTTCTACAAAAACAGAAGACAGCAAATCTAATCGTGATCTTTCTGAAAGACTTATATCTGAATCTCTTGAAGACCCAGAAGCTTACTTCCGAAGCACTGACCTTTTAGACTATAGCCAACCTGCAACACAGAGATTGTATTCTGTTATTGAGTCAGGGGTTGTTCCTACTACGCTTGCTAATAACTTTCAGCAACTTGCTAACGGTACATTTACTGGCAATGAAGAAGAGGCAAGAAGCTTAATATCTTTGTACGCTCATTTCTCCAGCCAACCTCGAGGTCAAAACACAGTAAACGTATGGAATGACTCCAATCTATCTGAAACGACAAAGGCTAAGTTGGAGGCTATTTCTATATTAGGCACAGCTATCGAAGCTCCAATTCAAAATATTGCAACACAACTTAGTGAAGCAACAACACCAGATGCCAATGCTGCACGATTAGCTGCTTTTAAAGATGTAGATAATTCTAGAAGCGATGCTGAGTTTGTACTTAACGCTGTGCCAGATGCGGCAACAAACCCAAAGGCTAGAGCTTTGCTTGTAAACTTAGCTAAATATCTCCATGGGCCTATGGAAGCTGGTGAGATTCAAAAGTCTCTTGCTGAGTATTATGATAGAACCTTTGTTGATACCGAGGGGTATATTAAAGACTATGCTTCTATGTCTGGAACAAAGTCACAGTATGCGCTTGATGCAGTGTTTACCAATCAAGAGTTAAAGTCATACTTTATCAACAAGGTTAATGTTGAAGTGGCAATTGCTTCTGCTAGGTTTGGTGGTCAGGCCAAGATGATCTCAAACAGCAACATCAAGAACAGAGCATTCTTAATGCCATTGGGTTCTTCTAGCGGTGGTGTAGTAAACTTTATGTTAGTTGAAGAAAGATCAGGGACAATAGTTCCAGTTCAAAATCCAGAAACAGGAATACCATTTCAGTTTAGCACTGCTGAAAAAGATGTTGTTCAAGAAGCGCAACGTCTTGCAGTTAAAACATACAATACGCTACCAACTATAGAGCAAGTTAAAGATATGCGTTTGCAAAGAGCTAAGAATGCAAACAAGCTTACTGGCACAGGGACTACTGGTGTAGGCGTGTCACCTGCTGGCAGTGAGTTCCCTGGCCTCAACTAAGTGAGATAAAAATGGCTGTTGATCTAAGATACCAAGCTTTTCCACTGCACACTCTTCCAGAGGTTGCGGTTGAAGAAAAGCCGTGGAGTCCAGAAATGTGGCAGGTTATGCGCAGTTCTTGGGATTACAGCTACGGTGGCATGGTTGATTATGTTAGAAACCAGCAACGCTTTGGTCACTTAGACCTAGATTTAGAATACAATCCGCTTGATGATATTGAAGGTTACGAGGATCACTTTGATAGTTTGGTGTACGCTAAGAACGCGGAGCATATGGAAGTTCTTAAGCACCAAATTAATGAGCGCAATGATTCACGTGAAACATTAGCTAATGCAACTTTGGTTCAGGGTTTGGCGGCTGGACTAATTGATCCAATCAATCTCATTGCTCTTCCCTTTGGTGGCCCAACCGTAGGTCTTGCTAGATCATTTGCGCGTGGTGCTGCTTCAACTGGACTTACTCAAGCTGGCGTTGAGGCTGGTCGTTATTTGACAGACCCAACTGCAACTGCTGGTGAATTTGGTGTGAACGTAGGTGCCACTGCTGTGTTTGGTGGTATGATTGCATCTGCGGTTAGTGTGCCATTAACGCGCCGTGCTGCTGCAATTAAAAGCTATGAAAAGACACATCAAGAGTTTCTTGAAGCTGCTGGCATTACTGACGAGCTAAATGCATTAAGCATTGATGACATTTCTACCAAGCTATCTCGTGAGAATAGAGACTTTGGTTCTTCTTCTGACAAAGAAATAGCAACAGAGATTGCCAATCAAGAGCGCAAAATGTTTGGCATTGAAGAAAAAATGCCTGAGATAGAAGACCAAATTTCTGCTGCACAGGCGCGATACAATAGCGAAGGCACATCTAAGGCTGCTGACTTTGAGGAGCTAGAACAACTCCGCGCTAGAAAGCAGGGGATGATAGATTCAAAAGAACAGGCCGAGCAAATGGTTTCTGTTCTCAAGCATGAGAAAGCACTGCGATCTATTGAGGATGCACAGATAGATAATATTACTGATCCTTATAATTTTGATCCAAATATTTTTATTAACAGCCCAATGTTTAAGTTTGTCACAACTCCTATGAAAAGGATTTTGCAATCAAACATTACAAACTCTGGCAAAAAAGCAATTCTACAATTGGCAAACGATAGCGGGTTGGCACTGACAGCTAATAGATTTGGTTATTCAATGGGGCCATCTGTTTATCAAAAGGCTAAAGTAATGGAGGCTGAGTGGGTTCAGTCACATCGAACCCTTCAAAACATCTGGGCAAAAAGCATTGGCACCAAAGCTGTTGAGCCTCTTGGCATTGATGTAACCAATCTTGTTGAGAACACGGGCAAGATAAAAGCTAAAATTACTGGCACTGGTCAGTCACGCACATATGGTGACTTTCTAAAGCAGGTGAGTGAGAAGCGCGTCAAAGGCATTGATGGTGCAAATGACTTTGAAAAAGAAGCCATTGAAGCCATGAATAAATTCTACAAGAAGTGGGAAGATCGACTTGAGGATGCTGGCTTGCTTGGCTCTCGTAGAAGCTTAGAGGCTGACAATAACATTATTGAGATGCGCCTTCGTCAATTGGAAGATGACATCACAAAATACAAAAAGAACTCTCGTGCTGTTAAGCACATTCAAAAGCGCATTGATGATTACAAAGAAAGAATAGAAGAGAACAATCTTACAATCGAAAGCCTCCAAGATATAGACATTAGTCCCGCTAATGAGGATGTGTTTATGCCTCGCTATTGGGATATGAATGCTATTAAGCGTGATCGTGCTGGCTTAGAGAGGATTCTTCGTGCTTGGTATACTCAGCATCCTAGAGTGTATCAGGTAGTAGATGGCAAGATGACTCAAATTAATCTCAAAGCTGATGCGGATTCAATTGCAGAACGTGCCAAGCAGACTGTGGATCAGTTGCTAGGGATTAAGGACGTTGCTGATCCTGAGCTTGTTTCATTTGGTTATGGTAAATCTAAACACTTACGCAGCCGTGAGTTAGATATTCCAACTAAGTTGGTTTACGACTACGTCATTCAAGACCCAATGGCATTGATGAAGACTTACTCTCACAAGACTGCTGCTGTTTACCAGTTCCACAAGATGTATGATGGCAAGCGTTTGCCAGAAGTTCTTGATGAACTAGAGCAGTCTATGATTATCGAAGGCAAATCTCAAAAAGAGATTAATGCTTACCGCAAAGATTTTGATTCTTTGTATCGCCGTATTGTTGGTTCGCCACTGAGTGACCCAAGTCGTTGGGACAATACAATCACAAATGTAATGAAAGACTTTGCTTATTTAAACTATCTTGGTGCTAGTGGATTCTCTGCTATTCCTGACTTTGCTCGTATTATTATGGAGCATGACATGGGGGACATTGTTAAGTCCCTTACTTCTATGCTTGACGATCAAACAATTAAGCTAACAAAGAAAGAACGTGACTTCATTGGGGAAGGCTTAGAGATATTACAGGGTAGTTCTCATATGCGATTTACTGAGCATTTGAGCAACAATCCATTGCAAAACAATGCGTTTGATGTAGCTCGCAATGTTTACAGCATTGCCAACCTTCTTGGCCCAATGACGGTTATTGCTAAAAACATGGATACAATGGTTCGTGGTCACACAATCATTAAGCTTTCTAAGCAATGGGCTGATCCTAAAACTAAAATAACAAACAAAGATGTTACTTATTTAGCGCGGTACAATATTGACGAAGCAATGGCTAAGAAGATTGCAGAGCAGCCATATCAAACAACTTCAAAAGGATTATACCTTCCAAACACAAGTGAGTGGGTAGAGGGCGAAGTCACTGAAACATTTAGAACCGCAATGCAGAGTGGCGTTCTAAACACGGTTATGATGGGTACACCCGCTGATCGCCCAATAATTACAGATGGCGTAGTATATGTGCCTCATCGTATTGCTAAAGCTTTTGGCTATGAAGAGGATTCAATAGCTAAAGGATACTCTCGCATTGAATCTGGAATCCTTGGTTTGCCGTTCCAGTTTATGTCTTATTCTATGGCTGCAATGAATAAAGTTACAGCTTCCTATAGCCAAAATCAGATTAGAAATAGAACTGCTGGTGTTCTAGCGGCAATGGGTCTTGGCTATATGGCAATAAAGATTAAGACACCTGACTTTGCTTGGGATGAAATGAGCGCATCAGATAAGTTTGTACGAGCATTTGATCAAAGCGGATTGCTCTCTTTGTATTCTGACTTGATGTATACATCT